TGACCGAGAAGTTCTTTCAGAGAGTTTAACTTATTGGTGTTTTTGTAGTAAACATCATGATTACCTGGTATGATATCCATATGAATGCCACGATCCCTAAGTACGTCAAGGAAAATACGGCGATTGTGGTTAAGTGCTTTAAAATTGATTGATGTTCTGTTTTCATAGTAGTCACCGAGGTGTAGAATCTTCTTGATCCCTTGTTCTTCAAGATAAGGAAAGAATACATCACGGTAAAACTTCTCTTGATAGTCCATAAAGATCTCAGAACTATTTCGGATGCCCGCATGGGTATCATTCAGGATTGCGACTCGGCTCATGATTGCATAAACTCCGACAGATCAGAATCAGCATGTCTGGCACGCTTCTTCTTGACTTTCTTACTATAGTCTTTAATGTCTTTGTCGTTGTCTTTCACCAAATCAATTCGCTCACGAAGTTCATCAACAAACGCTTGTGTCTGCCGTGAAGCCTGATCATTATCTATCTCTTCTGCTACAACGAGTTCTAAGCCACTTTCGGACAAATATTTTAACTTTATGTCTTGTTGCTTCTTTTCTTTCTCAATGCGGCGTAGGAACGCATACCATGCGATCTGAGTGAAGTATGCGAAGGCATTGGGTTTCCCTGTACGTGTGGCCTTGTCAATGTTATAGTTCTCAATAGCCTTGAGACAATTCTCCACAGCGTCCATCACCATCTCTTCGCGATAAGTATATCTCACAAAGTTGGCCTTGTGTGATAGACCCTCACTGATTTTCAAAAAACATCTCGCGATGTAATCCGTAACCATAGGCTTGGGTTTGTCGGCTTCTTTTGCGGTTCTTGCCATCGTAACATAGTCTACGACCGCTTGTGAGAAATCCGCGTTGTTTACGTAATGTGGTTTTTCTTTAGGTTTCATGTATACCTCTCGCATGTGAATCATTATTATACAACAAAAAGTTTCTCAAGTCAACACTTGACAAATACGGATTTTTGTGTTAAACTAGAGCATCGCTCGCAGAAGAACAGAGTATATACAATTAATGGATAGTATCATCTCTGGGTGGAAATGGTATAACGTTAGTAAGTTTCTTTTCACCGGTGTTATTATCTTTTCTATTTTCTAGAAGCCTCGCCATCGCTTCTGTGATGCGTTGAAGGCCTTCTATCTTATCTCTCTTATAATCTTCCACGCGTTCCTTTGCAATTGTATAACAGTCTCTAATTGCAACATCATATTGATCTACAAGGTAATCACGCGGGCGATTGACTGAAATAATATGATCACTATTAACCATTATGTAATCATTTTCATCTTCTAAAAAATTAATGAATGGTCTAAATGCATACATTCTATCACCACCATCATATTCATAATTAATAATTGTCATGGCATTTCTAATAATTAATTGATTATCATCATCAGATGGCCATTCCATAACTTCACACACGACCTCACTGCCGTTTGATAATTTAAATTGTGCTAGATCTTTTTTTGTCATTCTCTGTCCAAGGAAATGCTTCAGATGAATTTTGTTTATAAATGTCTAACATTGCAAATTTTAAATCAATTGTTTTATTTGCCAGTCTCTTTATATATACTTTCCTAGGGCCCTTTAAATGAGCAAATTTACCAGCAAGTTTACTTCTTTGAAATGCTTCACTTACTTGCCACTGATCACTACCCGCTGATGTTCTTAATGTCTGCGCAGTATAAGATGTTTCGCTTTTCATCATCTGATAGACAGCCTGAAACGTACCTATGTCATGCCATGCTTTTAATTTAAACACTTCATTGCTAAAATACATATGTTCCCAATGACACATAAACGTCTTGCACCACGGGTGTTTTACATTGAAAGCGATCCACCCATTCTCAGAGTTTTTACCTCCACGATCTAAATATGTAAACAGATCATTACCGTGAGGCAAACGATCATTTAGCCACTCCTCATTATAGTCTTCTAGTTGCACGACATCACAGTCCATCCACACCACGTGCGTGACATCTGACTGCATTTTATCCATGATGTGTTCTATAATTGCTTGTGGTTTGTGAGAGAATTTATCCCACCAGTGATCAAAATGATCGATCATTACTTGTGAGTTGGAATCTCTCCAACGTTGCCACTCAATATGTCTGCTACCTTTACCCTCTTCATAATGATAGGGTTGATGTTGCCACGTAGATGTAGCGTCTGCACCAAAATCAGCCCACAACGCCTTGTTCCAACATGTAATAAAGTCTACCTTCATAGTACAACTTTGCTCACTTTGCTGTTGAACTGTTCGCTGTTGTATATTTTTATTCTTTCAACGCTATGTCTTAATGTGAAGTTGGGCTTACCCTGACTCTTTAGATCATCTGCGATGTCATAGAGTTTGGTCGTTCTGCCATCATCTGACAATCGTAGACCTCTACCAATGGACTGTAACACCCTGATTTGCGATTTGCTGGGAGATGCGAAAACAATATTGTGTATGTTCTTAATATTAATACCAGTACTAAAGGTACCAAGACTAGCAAGGGTAATAGAATCTGTTTGCGACTCAATGATAGCACGAACTGCCTCCCTATCTGTTGTTTTTGTTTCACCACTCACATAAAATAATTTTCTTCCTTCGGGTATCTTATCTTCTATCATATCTCGCAGAACTTTGCCATGCTTGTCTACGAGATTGAAGAGTACGAGAGTATTACCGTCAAGACTGAGAGCGAGATTACGTATAAAGTTATTGCGTTTGTTGTGCGATACCAAAAAGTCAATTTCCTCTTGATAAGTGCAACCATGAAGTCTATCTCCATCTTCCTTTAAATGTTGTAAAAGTATAATGTCAATGTCTAGACTGGCAAGTTGCTTTTTCTCCTGGAGTACTGCGGTTGTCGTTACTCTATGGACTGGACCAAACAGACCTTCAAGCACCAGTTTGTGAACCTGAGTGCCATCTAGTGTACCTGTTGTGCCAAATCTATACTCTGCATTGTAGGACTTGTTCATAATAGAGGACAGCGACTTAGATTTAAAGCCGTGTACCTCATCACCAAAAATGCATCCAAAATCTTCAAACCATATAGGGCTTAATTTATAGATGGACTGCCACGTGGTGATGATTATTCGTTTATTTGTTTCTTTAAGTTTACCACTGTATATTTTATGAAACAGTTCCGGGTCAAAACCGTAGTCGGTAAAGTCTTTTGCCATCTGTTCAACCAAAGATGTTGTAGGAACAATGAGCAAAATTTTTCTATCATGATTCTCTAGATACCAACGCATCAGCATGTAGATGATGAGTGACTTACCACTACCCGTAGGTGATATCAGAATAGAACGTTTGAATTTAATTGCATGACATACTGCATCATACTGATAGTCACGAGGCGCGAATGGTAGCCCTATGGTGGAGATCCACTTCATCGTCTCCATGTGATTCACTTTGTTTATTGTGTAGGGCAGACCATAGGGACCATCTTCTACGTGAATGCCATATCCACGCTCCATACAAAACTTCTTGATGCTCCAATAAAGACCCGCGTTGATCTCACCATTGGTGCGATTCAGCATACGAATCTTGCCATCCCAGCGCCGCGCCTTGACCGCTGGCATAAACTTAGCACCAGGTACCTCAAACGTGTAGTACTCAGATAATTCAGACGCCACCGAAGGCTCGCAGTCAGTTAACTGAAGCATTGCGTGATCTTTTAATCTGAATTTAATTTCTTGCAATTAGAACCCTGCCTCAAACTGTTTCCATCTGATGATGTTACCTACAGTTTGATGTCTCCACTTTAGGTTATCAACGATTTCCTTTAGTGTATCTATCACGGTCTTTAAGTATTCAATTTTGGCTTCACTCGCAACAAGTTCTGTATCAGCCTCAACAAAGTGCTCCATGTCACCCTTCAGAATTTTGAGACCATCAAACGGATCTGGATTCCAGCCTTGAGCCGCAATTTCTTCTTGACTCAATTTACCATGGAACCAAAGCCATTTATATTTCATCAGTTCTTTCTGTTTGAACTCGGCGTCTTTGAGTCTCAACTTGGCCTTAGACAACAGGCCAAGATACTTGGCATGAAGTTCAGGTGTTTGTTGACTAGAGATATCTAAAGAGTTAGGATCGATTCGGCAGTCTTTCTGCCACGCATCCAATATTTGTTCTAATGTCATAATGTAAACTCAAGTAAGGTATTACATATTATATCACAAAAATTCGAAGTAATCAAACGAAAAGGATATGGGACAGGTAATAAACGTTTCTTCGTTAGACGCGCTAAACTGGACATCACCTAGCGTGGTAGGGAATGCGTTAACGTACTTGAACTCACGATTCTTGTTGTTTGCACTGGTAAGAATCATGATCTGGATGTCACAGTAGTCCGCTAAACTACCATCTTTAAATGATGACAGTTTGTGCTTGGTCTCTACCATGTTCTCCATCCAAGTATATATCTCTCGGTAAACTTCCATGTTTTCATCAAGCAACACGTCCATTGTAAGAGAAGCAAACTCAATCTGATCACCAATGAATGGTAAGCCAGCAAGTCTAGGTCGCCCTAGTTTTGTCTCGCCAACTTCCATACTGGGATGCTGAACAGATTGAGCCATAAAAGAGAGATATGGAAATCTCTCCTTGTTAATTACGACACGAAAACCTGTCGGTTGTAACAGGTTGGTTTGGCAATAATCTTTCATTTAACACCCTTAGTGAATTACTAAGAGTATTTATACTAAGTGAAAGTATGAATACCCACAATAATTCCTAAAGATGCACCCACACCAACCATTAATTTACCAAAGTCTTTGGCGATAATCGGATATGCTTTTGCAGGCAGTTTGTTTGCAAACGTCTGAATTGCCAGTTCACGACCACTCAGCAGACCAATAAACACCCAAGTCGTTGACATCGGAATGTTGTTGTACTGCTTGAAGTAGAACAGAATGATCAGGTAAATCAGATCAATCAGTGTCGCACTCTTCACGTATTGTGTGCTAGTCTTTTGTCGCACGATCTGTTGGATCTTACCACCCTGTTCTTGGAACATAAACCCAAGACCAGCAACAAACAATGCTGAGATACCGACAAGCAGTTCCGCAGAGATCTCACGAGGCAAGAACACTGCGATGTTTGCCATGTCGTGTGACAACCACGTCCACCACAACCACCCAGTAACGACCCACTGTGCGACTCGCCATTGCGTGTCACTACCACCAAGATCAACCTTGCTCATGTACTTGGTGACGATTGCCCACAATGCGTATGCACTCACTGCGGCAACACCATATCCTGCAAAGGATTTGACTAGCATTTTCTCTAGTACGAATGTTGAGGCGAATGCTGAGAGAACGAGAAACGATGTACTTACGGGTACGCCTATGCGGGTGAGTAGCAGAAGAACTGCGGGTGCGGCCGCATGATACCATTGCGGTTCCAGATAAGGAATTTTATCTAGTCGTCCATACGATATGTCGCCGTACATTCCCCAACCGTACCAGAGCGCAAACACGAGAACTGTACTCGCACCCGCCCAGAGGTATTGCCACTTGACTCGACGATTACTCGCCATCCAAGTACCAAGAGTTTGAATAGAATCGTTCGCAAGAACGGAGTAAGATGCTAGACCGAATCCTAGGATGGTCCAAACAAGAGTCATTGTGTCCATTAGAATGTATACCTTATTTCAGTTTCGAGTTTTTCGCTTTTGTCTTTCAGTTCAAATTTACCTTTGAACACCCAGTTGTTTTGTTTGAACTTGTAACCAGTCTCCATACTGAACTTATTGTCAGTCATGGTGCCTGCTTCAATGTAGAGATTGTTATCTGCCTTATAACCTATACGCAGATGTTCTTGATGGGTGTGACGAACAGTGTTGTCCTCACGTTTGTATTCTATATAGGGATTTGCTAACGCCTTGTGATGGGCATTGATTATCACGAAGAGAAATAGAAATCCAATAATCATTTTCATAGTAACACCTGTTATTGCTTTGTTGTTACTATGTATTTACTGTAAATGACTATTGGATTGTGTTAAGATTGGATCAATTTTATGTGACGTTTGTGTTAATGTTAGACAAAAAAAAAGGGAGACTAAAAGTCTCCCCTCAAAATGATCACTAATGTGACTCTTTTTATTGTCAATATTAAGCGAGGATATTATCGACCCTAAAGATCCTGTAATATTGATTTTGACGAGCCGAT